AAACAAGTTTATAATCGAGCGAAACGATTAATGAATCGTTTACGAGATGTAGACACAACCGACAAATAAATGTCAAAGGATATATTATGCAAATAGATAAACAATTAAGAGAAGCTCTTAAATTGAGATATCAAGGTGAAGTGGCGTCAGCGAAAACTAACATCACTATCTACATGAAAAATTCTGTTGGTATCGGAGAACATTCTGATCTCATAGGTGCCATAGACGAACAACTGGAAAAACTAACAGCGGCAGAAGAAAAACTAAAAGCTGTTCAAGAACATTTCGTACCAGAGAGAGTTGTTTGACAAGAATTAATGTACTACCTGTAGAAGAACTAACCGATCAACATTTGATGGCTGAGTATCGTGAGATATTCATGATCGGTTCAGCTCTTCAAAAATCACTATCATCGCCAAATTGGGATAAGAAAAGGATCCCAAAAGAATTGACTTTGGGTACAGGTCATGTCATGTTCTTTTATGATAAAGGTAAATATCTTTTTAAAAGATATGATAAGATTCGAGAAGAATTAAAGAAAAGAAATTTCAATCTAGACAATCAAAGACACTTCAAAACATCTCAGTTTCCAACTGAATACTACAACGATTGGCAACCTACTGATAAAGATTATGCAATACTCAGAGAACGAATCGAAGAAAGAATTAAACAAAAACCAGAATGGTATAGACATAATGGCAAGTCGCTGTTATAATAGATTATATGCACTACTACACAAACATTAAAAGATATAAAGATTTCATTCTCGCGAGAGGTGTTAAGAACGGTGAGAAGTATATCAAACGATTGAAATACGAACCGACTCTTTATATTCCGACAAACAAACCAACAGCACATAAGTCAATCGCGGGTGAATATTTACAATCAAAGAAATTTAAATCTCCGAGTGACGCGAGACATTGGAAAAAACAATATGATAATACAGGTATTGATATTCATGGTCTTGAACAATGGGAATATACTTACATAGCAGAGACATATCCTTCAGATATTGATTTTGATATCAAGAAGATTAATATACTCAACATTGATATTGAGTGTGAGTGTGAAAACGGATTTCCTGAACCAACTGAAGCAGAAGAAAGAGTTAACGCGATTACTATGAAACTGTTCGGTCACAAAGAAACTCATGTGATAGGTATTGATAATTTCGAATACAAGAATGATGATCCGAATGTAATTTATCATAAGACTAGACATGAGAAAGAATTACTTCTAACATTCATGAAGATATGGGACGAGTTAGAACCTGACATTATTACAGGTTGGAATGTTGAAACATTCGATATCGCTTATCTTGTTAATCGTATCTGGAAATTATTTGATTGGGATACAGTTCGAAAGTTATCTCCTCACGAATTGATTACATCTAGAGAATGGTTGTATATGGGTCAAAAGAAAATGATATCATACAACATAGCAGGTATCGCGATACTAGATTATCTAGAAATGTATAAGAAGTTTACATATATCACTAGAGAAACATATCGTCTAGATCACATAGCAGAAGTTGAATTAGGTAAGAAGAAAATTGATTACTCAGAGTTCGGAGCGATGCATCTATTCTACAGAAATGATTATCAAAAGTTTCTAGATTATAATATTCGTGATACAGAATTAGTCGAAGAACTAGACGATAAATTACAACTCATGGAATTAGTTATCACTATGGCATATCAAGCGAAGTGTAACTTTGAAGATGTATTTGGTTCAGTTCGATATTGGGATTTGATTATCTACAACTTCTTAAAGAAACGAGGTATGGTTCCACCACCGAAGAAGTTATCTCAAGATTCAAGAATTATCGGAGCGTATGTAAAAGAACCTCATGTCGGACAACATAAATGGGTTATGTCATTCGATTTAAATAGTCTATATCCTCATTTGATCATGCAATATAATATGAGTCCTGATACATATCAGAAAAAGATATTTAATCAAGAAATAAATGTGAAAAAACTTCTAGAAGGTGAAGTTGATCTTAGTATGTTAACTAATACAACAGTTACACCGAATGGTGCATTGTTCAGAACAGATAGACAAGGGTTTCTACCTGAACTTCTAGAAGAAATGTATGATCAAAGAGTCTTGTTCAAAAGAAAGATGATTCAATCACAACAAGAACTAGAAACTATTGATAAGAGTGATACAGTCAAAAGACGAAGATGTGAATACGATATTGTTAAGTATAACAACAATCAAATGGTTAGAAAGATTTCACTTAACAGTTGTTATGGTGCATTAGGTAATCAGTATTTCAGATACTTCAATCGAGAGATAGCAGAAGGTATCACAACAGCAGGTCAGTTGAGTATCAAATGGGTTGAGAAAGCTGTGAATGAATATCTAAACAAATTACTTGAGACAGATACAGATTATGTTGTCGCGATTGATACTGATTCAATTTATGTGACATTTGAGAATTTGATAGAAAGAGTTAAACCGAATAATCCTGTAGAGTTTCTAGATACTATCGCGAAAGAAAAAATTGAACCTATGATTAACAATTCATACGAAGAACTTTCATCTTACATGAACGCGTATCAAAATAAAATGGAAATGGGTCGAGAAGTCATAGCAGACAAAGGTATCTGGACAGCAAAGAAAAGATATATACTCAATGTACATGATTCAGAAGGTGTAAGATTTAAAACACCGAAATTAAAAATGATGGGTATTGAGACAGCGAAGTCTTCAACACCAATGTGGTGTAGAAAGAAACTAGAAGAAGGTATTCGTACATTGATGAATGGTACAGAGAATGATGTATGGGATTTTATTACTAATTCAAGAAACGAATTCAACAAATTACCGATAGAAGAAATATCATTTCCTCGTGGTGTTCAAAATGTCAAGAAATATTACAACGCGGCTTCGATATATAATAAAGGTACACCGATTCATGTGAGAGGTTCATTACTTTACAATAACTTTTTATATAAATACAATATAGACAAGAAATATCCTGTAATACAGAATGGTGAGAAAGTTAAATTTTGTTACATGAAGTTACCGAATATTATGAATGAGAATGTGATATCATTTGTCTCAGCACTACCTAAAGAATTTGAACTTGAACCTTATATAGATTATGATACTCAATTTCAAAAATCATTCGTTGAACCTTTAGGTGTAATATTAGATAAGATTGGGTGGACAACAGAACCTGTTAGTACACTTGATTCATTTTTCGGGTAGAATAATATGTATAGATATAAAGTAGAAGTAACGCGCGTAGTCGATGGTGATACAGTAGATGTAGATATCGATTTGGGATTCGGTATGACTTACAAAAAACAAAGAGTAAGAATGAAAGGTATTGATACACCTGAGTCAAGAACTAGAGACTTAGTAGAAAAGAAATTTGGTCTAGCATCAAAAGAATTTCTAAAATCACAATTAGAAGATCAAAAAATAGAATTAGTATCTCACGACAAAGGTAAGTTCGGTAGAATACTTGGAGAACTATTTGTTGGTGGTAGTGCATATAGTATTAATAAAATAATGATTGATTATCATTATGCAGTGCTATATGATGGTCAGTCAAAAGAAGATATTGAAGCCAATCATCTTTTAAATCGTGAAAGGTTGACAGAATCAGGAATGGTAGTATAATAGTATTATGACTGAAATAAGTTGGTTGTTTTTATCTTTTCATTTTGTAACTTGGATTATGTTAGTATTAATCTTTATAGAGTTACAGTCTTGGAAAAAAGAAATACGACAACATATAGATTATGATAATAGTTTGAGGGCTTTGAGAAAAGAAAAAAGAAATCAACGATAAATAATGGAGAAATTATGAGTTATTTGAAAAACTTAGTGAAAACGACAGGTAATGAGTTCGCGTCGATAGTAGAAGAAGGTGTACAAGCCGCTGATGTCAGTGGTTATATTGATACAGGTTCTTATATTTTTAACGCTCTCTTATCTGGTTCAATATATGATGGATTACCTAGTAATAAGATTACAGCATTAGCAGGTGAGTCAGCAACAGGTAAAACATTCTTCGCACTTGGAATGTGTAAGAGATTCTTAGATGATAATCCGGATTCAGCGGTTATCTACTTTGAATCAGAAAGTGCAATCACAAAAGACATGATCGAAGAAAGAGGAATTGATTCTTCTAGAATCGTGATTGTACCTGTAACAACAATTCAAGAGTTTAGAACTCAGTCGATTAAGATACTTGATCAGTATATGAAAGACAAAACAGAAATGAAAATGTGTTTTGTACTTGACTCATTAGGTATGTTATCAACGACAAAAGAGATTGAAGATACAGCTTCTGGATCAGAGACTAAAGATATGACTAGAGCACAGTTAGTCAAAGGTGCATTCAGAGTGTTGACTCTTAAATTAGGTAAAGCAGGTGTTCCATTAATCGTAACGAATCATACTTATGATGAAATGGGATTGTTCGCGAAGAAAGTAATGGGTGGTGGTTCTGGTCTTAAGTACGCAGCATCATCAATTATCTTTTTGTCTAAGAAAAAAGAGAAAGATGGAAAAGATGTTATCGGAAATATTGTTCATTGTAAGAATGAGAAATCAAGACTTACAGTTGAGAACAAAATGGTTGATGTGATGTTATCATACGATACAGGTTTAGATAGATACTATGGATTACTAGAACTAGCAATCAAGTATGATATCTTTAAACAATCATCAACAAGAGTAGAATTACCTGATGGTACAACACAATTTGGTAAAACTATTAATAATAATCCCGAGAAGTATTTCACTAAAGAAGTACTTGATCAATTAGACGAAGCAGCGAAAAAAGAATATAAATATGGCAACCAGACTAGAACAGACGATACTCAAGAATCTGATTCAGAATGACGAGTTTATAAGAAAGACATTACCTTACATAAAAAGTGAGTTCTTTCAAGAGAGAGATGAAGAATTTCTCTACAAACAAATCAAAGAATATTTTCTAAAATATCAAACACCACCGACACCTGAAGCTCTTATCATTGATATAGACGAGATAGAAGGTGTAGATCAACAACTCATATCAGATACTATGGTTCTGATACGAGAAATCAAAGAAGATAAAACTGAAACCCCTAATGAATGGTTAATTGATTCTACAGAGAAATGGTGTAAAGATAGAGCAGTATACAATGGTGTAATGAACTCTATATCTATTATTCAAGATAAAGAAGGGCAACAAGGTCAAATACCTGATATTCTTAGAGAAGCTTTATCTGTTTCTTTTGACTCAAATATTGGTCATGATTTTTTAGATGATTGGGATGCACGATATGACTTCATGCATACAGAAGAAGAAAGATTACCTTTTGATTTAGAACTTATGAATAAAATTACAAAGGGTGGTCTTCCGAAGAAAACATTGAATATCTGTATGGCAGGTACTGGTGTTGGTAAATCTTTATTCATGTGTCATTGTGCATCTTCATCTTTACTTCAAGGTAAGAATGTATTGTATATCACAATGGAAATGGCAGAAGAAAAGATAGCGGAAAGAATAGATGCAAATCTATTAGACATATCTTTGAATGATTTACAAGACTTACCGAAGATGATGTATGAGAAGAAGATCACTAGAGTTCAAGAGAAAACTAAAGGTAAATTGATTATCAAAGAATATCCGACAGCAACGGCACATAGTGGTCATATCAGACATTTACTTCAAGAACTAGATTTAAAGAGAGACTTCAAACCGGATATGATATTTATTGATTATCTAAATATATGTGCATCATTCAGAGTAAGACCTGGTAGTAATGTGAACACTTACACTTATGTTAAGAGTATAGCAGAAGAACTCAGAGGATTAGCAGTTGAGTTTGATGTTCCGATTATGTCTGCAACACAAACTAATAGAACAGGTTTTGTTTCTACAGATGTTGGACTTGAAGATACTTCTGAATCATTCGGATTACCTGCAACAGCAGACTTTATGTTCGCGTTGATAACTACAGAAGATATGGATGAATTAGATCAAGTCATGGTGAAACAGTTAAAGAATCGATACAATGATCCTGGTTATCATAAGAGATTTGTTTTGGGTGTAGATAGAGCGAAAATGAGACTATATGATTGTGAACAATCTGCACAAGATGAATTAGTAGACATTGGACCTGTAATGGATCAGACAGAAACAGGAAAAAGAATTAGTGGTGAGAAGGCCGACACTTTAAAATATTAGTATGATTGTAGAATATTCAAAATTTAGAGAATTATTTGATTTACCAGATAAAGTAGATTATGATACTTTTAGAAAAGAACTAAGGGTAAAAAGAAATCAGAAAGTAATGGATTATACTCTTGATGAATTTATTGATAAGCGTGATGATTGGAGAGGTGAAAAACGAGATGAATTTTTTCAAGTCTTATACAAATGGATGGTAGAAGATAGAGAAAATACTTTAGAAGCATGGTTTAACGCACATATCAAAATAGATAGTGTAGAAAAGCATATGTATTTTCTTTTAGATAGAGATATTCGTGATCAAGATGGTTATATAAATGGTAGTCTTAAAAATAAAGGAAGAATAATTAAGAATATTAATTTTGACAAAATATTTGGAACAAAAAAATATTATGATGATGATCCAATGTCTATGATTAAATCATTGAGAGAATTAGTTCAAGAAAATATAATAACTCATGTAGCATCTATTCCAAATGGATTTAAAGTTATACTTAGAGATGATCTTAATACTTTCTTTGCAATCATGAGAGGTACAAGACATAGAGCTAGTATCTTTAATCCGTATACTTATGGGTGGTTATTAGATAATTATTTTGAAGGGTCAAAAGTTTTAGCACCTGTTGCTGGTTGGAATTCTTATCAGATAGGATTTCATCAAAGTAATTGGTCAGAGTTTACTTGTATAGATGTGATAGAAAGTGTAATTGAAAATGCTCATAAGATTTCAGATTATTATAAATCACAAAATATACTAGGAGTAGTAGAAGACAAAGTTGTAAACGCTCATTGTTGTCCTTCAGAAGAAATAGATTTAGAAGAAAAAAACTATTATGATTTGATTATGTTTAGTCCACCTTATTACAATTTAGAAATTTATGAAGATAATCCAAATCAATCAATACAAAAATATCCAGATTATAAAGATTGGTTAGAGGGATATTGGGATGCAACAGTAAGAAACATGATACCAAGTCTCAAAAAAGGTTCACCGTTTACATTTGTAATATCAAATTATAAAAATGTATTCGGTCAAAAATCAGAGAATTATGGTAAATGGAGTGAAATGAAAATATCAGAAGATATGTTAGAAGTTGCTAAAAGATATTTGAAACATGAAAAAACTGAAAAAATAATTTGGAATACATTTAAGTCAGTAGGACATAAAAAAACTCAAAGTGGTGAAGATTTACATATATTAACATAAGGAGAAAGTATGAGTAATGAAATGAAAGTATTATTAGTAGAAGCTAAAGAAACACTTGAACACATAATGGAAAGTGAAGAATGGGAAACTTTAGTTCAAGGTTCATCAGCTGATATAGTAGCTGAAAAAATAGATACTTATTTAAAGAAAAATAGTTGATACCGCAGGTACATTTTTAGTATAATAGTAGTATGAAAAATAAAGAAAAAAATGTAAAACAGTTATTTATTGACATGGACGGTGTTTTAGCCGATTTTGAGTCTGGACTTTCAGAAGTTTTAGGTCATAAAGTCAGGTTATCAGATGTCGCTGATGTATATAACGATAGAAAAAGAGAAGTTACTTCTAAACATCTATTCAGAAGGTTGAAACCTCTACCAGATGCTTGGAAATTAGTAGATTATGCTCTAAATTCAGGTATACATACAGAGATATTAACAGCCGCTGGTACTATTAATAGAACTATTGTCATTAAAGACAAAATTGATTGGATTAAAGAATACTGTACTGATCATTGGATTATAATCCCTACATTTAAAGGTAGTCAAAAAGCGGCTTTTGCTCATAGTAAAGCTGTATTGATTGACGATAGACCTAAAAACATTGAATGTTGGGTAAATGCAGGTGGTATAGGAATACTACATACTACTGCAGACGAAACAATTAAACAGTTAAATGAAATCATCAACAAGTGAAGATAGAGGCACTATAAAGAGTAAATCTCTTATGGATTTACTCAGCCATAAAGTTGAGATGAAAAAAGAACTTATCATTCTCAAAAAATCACACGAAAATACCGAAAGACAAGAAGAATTGTCTGAATCTATCGCAAAGATAGAAATGTTCTTATCTAAACACAGAATTCAAAAATAGTATTAACATAAATACTACTTATGAAAACATTCTCTCAATTAAATGAAGAATCAGTAGATAGTTTAGATAAATTAGGACACAAAGGTAAATACAACAACAAAAGATTAAAAAAATTAGCTCGACCCTATCCGGCGTTCGAGGATTTTGATCTTGAAGAATGGCAAGGTTACCCACCACCTAAAAACAGTTCAACTGAAACGCATAACGAATTACGATATCTTATGTCTTTGGGCAGTAAGAGAAAAGTATGGAAAGCTGAAATGACTATGTATGATAAAAAAGTCATTAAACCTTTCAAAGATTACTTAGAAGATTACGGCATAGAAGTTGAATGGGATAGAATCAAAGAGTTAGATTATCAAAGAGGTAGTATTATATTATCTCTTAAAAGACATTACAATAGAATAAGACCCGCTCAATTAGCTAAACAATTAACTCTACCTCTAGACGCATTTCCATTAGAGACAGCTGACACACCAGCATATCCATCTGGACACGCTTCATCTGGTCGTTTAATATCTTTATTAGTCGCTGATGAAGCACCATTAGAACATAGAAAAAATATACTAGATATCGGTCAAAGAATAGCTGACAGTAGAATGGTAGCTGGTGCTCATTATCCATCAGATACAGCTTTCGGAAAAAGAATAGCCGATGAACTATATCGATTATCAAAAACACATAGTACAATAGAACCTGATTTAAAATTAGAATCAGTAATAAAAGAAGAAGAAGTTCAAGTAACAGTTGATACATTTTTACCTCCAGCTAAACAGGCCGGTAGAAGAACAACAATATATGAAGGTGCCGCTCTAGTAGGTTTCTTAGGTGAATCTATAATGTCTAAAGACGAATGGACAATGGGTGGTAGTCCTAAATTTAGAATGAAGGACTGGTATGAAGGTCATTACTTAAAGAAAGCTAAAGAGTTTGGACAAGAAAAAGAGTTTAAAGATGCTTGGATAGTATTTTGTAATGAATTAGGTTCAGCTAAATTCTCATCAACTCCAAAAGATTTTATATGGGCACGAATTGGTGAATACTATAAATCTTCACCTAGTACTTGGGGAACACGAGCTTTTAAAGATAACACAGCAGATGCAATCGTCATTACAAAAGGTACAGCTAATGGTCTACTCAGTCTTATGAAAAAAGTTAAAGACATGACAGACGAAGAACAAATCAAAATAACTAAACATGATGAATCTACTAATATGATTACTTGTAAAGATATATCATTCTTTCAAGTCTCATTAAAGAAAGGTATGGGTGACGCGAGAATCGGTAAGACAGCACCTTTTGTTGTCGATAGAGGGTCTGAATATCATGGATTAGAGAAAGGTATTCATAAACCAGGAGACGCGTTTAAATTATCTGATTTACAATTTGAAGAATATCTACAAGAATCATTGACTGAAGGTTTCTTTAGTGGTTTAGTCGC